GGGGAGGTTGGTACCGGTAACCCGAGTACATAGGGGGCACTAACCAGGAGAGACTAGAGGTGCGTTTTGCGCCCAAAGTGCAAGTCCAAGAAATCCACTAGCGCTTGAATATCAGTGAAACCAGCAGGGCCGCTGGTGACGCGTTGAGGATCGTAACCAGGTTGCGTGACGGAATGCGGTGGGACGGGTTGAGTCGGTTGCTCACCCAGCGAAGGGGCTGAGTAGTCCTCGGTGCCATCTTCGACTGTCACAATACCAGTGTCTCGATCGACACTGGTCAAAGCAGCTACGGGAGCGGCTGCAATCGGACGGGTCCCGCCGTGGGCTCTACGGTCGACGTACCCGCGGAGTGCTCCCATGATCATAGGACCAGCAGCACGCGCAATGTGTCCGCTCATGTTGCCCATTTCGGCCGTAGCCAACCTGATCAACTCAGACGCCATGCGCTTCGCTGGCCCCATTACGGAGTCACCCAACGCGGAAGCCGCATTGAGCACAGCAGAGAACCCTTCAGGGTCCGCATGTGACAGGCTGCGATTGGGCACGTTCTGCCCAACAGCCTCAAAGATGCCCCATACTTCCCAAGCCATCCAGGCCGCAGTACCGGCAAGGCCATTGAAAACGATGGCCATGCTTGGAGCACCACCGACAGTTGGAGAATACTCAACGTCGGTGGGGTCGGTCGGCAACCAACGCACGCTTATACGCTTGCGTTCAGTGGTTACGGCGACACGCTTACTAGTGGGAAACGCCAAAATGCCAGGAAAATCAATTCCGACGAGCGTTTGGTTGTCAGGAGCTCGGAGAGCGGCTGCCTCACCACTGCAGTTCAACTCAGAGCCGATGTACCAGGCTTCAAGCGCACAGCCAACGAGGCGAAAGCGCGCCAATGCCGCGCCCGCGCCAAACGACGCAGCCGCCAACGGCGAGTTAGTGAAAGTGGTGAAGATGTTGGCCGCTGCCCCAGATACGGTAGTACCAGCATACGCAGCTCCAGACGCGAAGACAGCGTTCGTGTTGTTCGAAACAATGGATTTGGGATCCACAGCAACGAAGCCGAATCCGGCTGACCCAACCGAGGCATTCCCTTTAGCAAAGCACCTAACCTTGAAAGACGGTAAGGGCGGGAACTCGGAAGGAACGCACGCGAGAGGCGCGTTCTCTGGGTCAGCAAGGGCTTCCGCGTAGTCCACCACACAAGGTGATAGAGCACGTGTCGCTGGTTTGCCGGTTTTACCGCGGCGTGTCGAACGTTTGACTTGAACGGTCTCCTTGACTTGCAAAACAGCCTTAGGCGCTTGAGTAGCACGTCTACGGCGTTGAGCGGTTTTTCTTTTTGGTGGCATAGAAGAATAACTATTGTCTCCCCCGACGTCTTCATTGGGTCGCCATACCCTTCCACTCGCCCTACCGCTTTACTGAGTGGCCAATGCGTAACTGAACTACGCATAATCGGCGCGCGCCATCGCCTCATACAGTGGACTGTAGAGGAGGCATGGCACTTTCACCTTCGCCAGCACACCATGTGTCTGGTCTATCAAGTCCTGAGACACTTGATAGCGAGACTGCATCCAAGCAGCCTCCACCGTCCGATCGACGGTCCATTCACCGGCATCACGCCCAAACAACACGGACGTGCGATCCCCTGAGGAGATTCGGTACTCATCCTCTGGGTCCACCACGGTACGCATCCGCGGCAGAGTGCGGCCCTGAAACCGCTCTACGAGCAACTCCAGGGTGGTAGGCAGCCAAAAGCTCGCCAAACTCACGCACTGATCGTGCATATGGGCGGCAGCCGCCAGCCCATAAGAGAACTTGAACTCAGGATAGAGTTCTGGTGGTGCTCGCAACGAGACACCCACTTTGATGATGCGACTAGGCAACACCACTGGCAGCAGGACCAAATCCTGGTACGAGTTCCGGATGTGCCGCGCCGGCAACATCACGAACTTCAGGAAGGTCGACCCAACGAAGGGGTGCACGAGCTCCACAGGAGTGTTACCACTCCAACGTAACCTCAGCTTGATCTTGTAGCCGAGGTATAGGAACTCACGTTCGGCATCTGCAATCAGTGTGCCGGCCAGGAGTCGCCGAGCAACGCCAGCCACACCTCCTAGCGCGTTCAGAACACGCATCCAGGCAGTGGAATTGACGGCACTCCCTCCCATCGTGGTGTTGGAACCACCAGTGCAGCGTTCGGTCTCTTCGGGCTTGGAACTCGCAGTAATCGCGCTGCCAGAGATCGTGTGAACCCGTGGCTGCTCCCCTGTGCCCTTCAGAGCGGATATGACCTCGGGCGTCATACCGAACAGGTGTGACCAAGCTTCCTCGGCCATAATGGTGGGTCCGAACTGCGACTGATCAAACTGCGACATGTCCCCTTCAAGGGAAACGAAGCCACAAGAGCTGTGGTGCAACCAGACGATTGAATCATCGCCTGCGATGCATAGTGTGATCACGTCCGTCTTATCACGCGAGGCTTGTGTCACCGTATCAGCCAAACTCACGTCGCTCATCGGCCCGAAGATCAAATACAACTTCGAGCCGTCGGCCATGTGAATGGCAGGACTAAACCTGCGTGCAGAGAACACCTTCTTCATACGCTGCTGCGCTTCATAGACCTCAGGTCCTGTGTACGCAATGATGGTTGGATCAACTGCATCAATCGTACGGGCGATGGGTTCCATCACATTAGCAGCATTGCGCTTGAAAAGCTTCTCGTTACGCTTAATCGTGCGTTTTATCGCTCGAGGTCGTAACTTTGCGACGTCAATCTGCTCCAACGCCCTAACAAGCTTCATCTTGTTATGTGCTGGCAGGTGCTCGAGCCACGCAGGTAGCACCTCCTCCCGGTTGATGAGCGTCGTCACCGCCCAAGGTAACGCGTCCACTGCCCTAGCAACACGGGGCATGACATCCAAGATGGCAGTACGCCATCTGGTAGTCATTTCCTGTAAGGCCTCACGCTTAGCCTCCGCCAAACGGTCCTCAGGAACTGCGTCGAGCCCAAATTCATCTTCGAACGGCTTCTGGCGCAAACTTCGGAACACGATGGCCGTGCGTGAAACTGCCCCACTGATACCAGGTACGAACCATGGGGCATTGCACGCCATCGAGGCGAAGTGAAAAGACTCTCGAGCTGGAACATGCAACAACTGTTCGACGTTGTTGTGCTCGACGAATACTGAACGAACTGGGTCCGCTCGTACCGGCGCGTCCGCCCTGTCGCGGATGCGAGTCTCCGTTACCGGGATGACTTCCCAACCAACGTCCGTGTCAGATTGGGCGACCAGGTCTTGGGCATGAGCCTCAAGAAAGTCATCTTTGAAACTTGTCCACTTCGAGTAGTACGGTTTCCCATAATACCACCAATTGACGGCGTTGTGCATCAAATGGTATGCGAGACCGAGCCAAGGATTGACCCATGCGAACCCCGCGATCAACAAATGGGGAATCAGCACGAGCTGAGGCTCAGGCTCCAGCAAACTGAAGGCAACGGCAACGGGCAACGCCAATGCGTTTACAAAGCCCGTACCTTGAAGGACAAGTTGACGTAGCCCTTCTTCGGCGAACGGACCGAGTAAGGGATGTAGGGGAGTCCAATTGAGGAACAATGGACGGACTCCTCCTGCCACGCGCGCAAGCCCAGAAATGGCTCGTGGAAGCGCGAACGCCAGTCCGTCACGTACTGGCGCGAAGAATAAGAGAGCAAGTAATGCCCATGCTGAGGACCAAGCACGTGGATTCGGTGCTTTGCCCAGGGCATTTAACTCCCGTGATCGCTCGCTGAGGTCCTCACCCAAGGCGACGTTCAAGGCCCTCAAATCATGGACCTCGTTGGCCGTCTCAACCACCACGGCGCGTGCGGCTGACTCCACGAGTTCATCGCGGAGCGCCGGAAAGCACTCAAAGATGGTCTTCCAAGGACGAGCCTTAACGGCAGTATGGATCAAACTGACCGTTTGGCGATACGAAAACTGCGAGAGTTTTACAGCACGCTGACCTTCACGAGCTTGACTGACAAGCGACCGTGAGATCAGACTCCTGACTTTGCGCACTCCGCACCACTCACCAATACGAGTCATGGCAAGTGTGGGAAACCACGAGTAGACCAGTTCGGTCCACCAATGGCGAAAGTCAGGCAGCTCCTCCTGTCGATAAAGGATCGAGGGGGGAACTTTAACGTCAGCAATGACGTTGGTCATGGGGAAGAACAACACAATGACATGGCTGCCGTACGCTCTCACGTGTGTCCACGCCACATCGTTAGCGCCGCCGTCAGCCAGCATCCACGTCAACGCAGCATGCGGCCCGTAGATACGATCCTCTACGGACGCGCGTGCTGTCACCGTGTCATTCGCAAGGCGCACATACGCACCCGTTTCATCAACCTCTCCGCAGGCGTCCGGGAAGGTGTGTCCACACCAAATCAACCGGTCGCATGAATAGCGCGCCATAAGGTCGCGCGCAACTGCGGGGGAGAAAGCCCCTTGGTTGCCACACTCGTAGACGTTGACCAAGAGCAAACAATCAGCCAGAGCGTCATCAGCGTCGGGGGAACGGCGCAAAATGTCGGCTGGCGATATAATCGCCCCTGTTACTCGGATCTTCAAAGGAAATCCAGCAACGCCTTCGACGAGTGCCTGTGTACGATCATTACCCCATAGCTCGACACACGACTTCTTGCCTTGATCGGCAAGCAAGCCCAATGCGTGTCGGATAGCCTTGGTGCGGTTGATCGCGGCAATCCCATGGGAGTTCAACCCATGACCTTCTTTACTCTCATGAGAGTAATCGTGCTTGTTGCAGTAAGCCTCCTCCTTGCTCCCTTCACGAACTTTGAGCGGGATTTGCGAGAGGACGTACAACCACTTAATCCTGGCTGGCGTTGGGACGACTGCAACGGCGTCCGCAAACTGCTCACGTCCTCCTGCAGGAGGCTGTGCCACACCGCGGCCGCGCGCCAAGCGCTTCTCGCCACGGGTGGGCTTCTTCTCACCTTCAACCGGAGGCGCCGCACTTCCTGCGCGCCCCCTCGCCCGCCCGCGTCCACGCGGCGCGCTATCGCGTCCGCGGTCAGCAGGCCCCTGGGGCTTCTTCTTCCCTTTGCCCTTAGGCTCGGGTTCGTGGGAATCCGTTGTCTGCTTTGCAGCGATACTAGGAACTTCACTGTTCGAGGATTGAGATGAGTCTTTTTCCATTACTTGCCGGTGTA